CTATCGCACCGGATGCGGCGCGGGTTTTCTCTGCACGCCGAGAATCGCCTCCAACTGCTCGACATAGCCTTTGAGCATGGCGACGCTGACGACATACGCCCGCATCACCTGCGCCGGACTCGATGTCGCCGCGAGTGCGGCGATCGGCAGAGCCGGGCGCGCCGGCACGCTTGGCGCCGGACACGGCTGCACGATGGGCACCGGCACGCGGACCACCTGCGTGCGCACCGCGGGCGACGCCGCGCAGCCTGCCAAGGCCAACATCCCGAACCCAACTGCGGCCGTCCTCATCGTCCCCACCCCCGAGCCAATCCTGCGGCCTGCTCGACTCCCCAGGCTGCCGCGCTTGCACAGGGACTTGGTACGGGCGCCGCCTCGATCCGCGCCACGCGCCGCGCAGCCGTCGACAGCGCCCGAGCGGCTGCAAGCTGTCGTGCTTTCCCCGCTGTCGCCACACGCTCCTGTGCCCGATGGGCAGCATCCAGCAGGTTCTCCACGCCGAGGTTCTGCGCGGCGATGCCTGCGCGCAGCTGTGCGATGCTCGCTTGCTGTTTCACCGCAGCCGCCTGGCACGCCAGAAGCTGCGCCCGCAAATGCGCGATCACGATCCGCTCCCCCGCGAGGCCCGCGGCAACCAGGATCACGGGCGCCAACCACCACTGCCGCCGGATCAGAATCCACAGCACGCTGCCCATCGTCAACTCCCGAGGTGTTTGCTGAAACCCGCACCGGCCAGGAGCGCGCCGATGCCGATGCCGTACTGCTGCAGATCGAAGGGCTTGCCCGAGAGCACGGCGTAGACCTCCAGCCCCAGCCCCACCAGGATCGCCAGCGCCCACCAGCAGTAGGCCGGCTCCAGCGTGGCGTTGTCTTCGCCCGTGATCAACTCCAGTAGCGTCATGCCGTCCTCCCTTCGAACTCCATCTGCTCGGCCAGACGGCGATGTAAAAGCCCGGCCAATACGCGCCCGGCATCGTGATCCCACAGCGGGAACTGCGCCGCAGCCGCCGCCAGATTCCCCGCATTGAGATCGCGCAACAGCGTCGAGCGGGCAAAGGCGCCAACTCCGAGGTTGAAAACGAAGTCCACCAAGGCATCGAACTCGGCCTGTTCGAGCGGCACGGTGACCAGCCGGTTGACCGCGGCGGCAGCTTCCCGGGTGTCCTGCTCCAGCCAGGCCAGCGCCTGCTCGCGCGTGCAGGCCATGCCCTCCATCACACCGTGGGTGTGGCCGTAGCCGATCGTCCAGACGCCTCCGGTATCCGCATAGGCTTGCAGTCGGCAGCCTTCGAAGCGTTCGGTCAGCTGCTCACCCGCCTTGCTGTAGGTCATCGGCGGCTTCATCGCGCGTCTCCCTGGTACTGCGGTTCATTGGCCAGCACCCAGGCCCAGAGTCGCTCGAAGGCCTGCGTGTAGTAGTCCGCCAGGCCTGGCGAAGCCGTGAAGCACAGATCGTTCATCTGCTGGCTGGCGTTGGTGGAGTAGTTCCACGATCCGTCCTCCACGCCGACTTTGCCGTCAGGCGTCCAGATCACGGTGGCCTTCAGATGCACGATCTGGTGGTGCACGGGACTCGTGCCGATGAGGAAGTGCTCGCCATCGACGAGCCCTGCCTCGCAAAGACGCTCGATCTGCGGTGCCTCGGCACGTCCCGTCGCCTGGGTGTGATCGAAAATCACCTTCACGTCCGCGCTGCACCGATGCGCCTCGATCAGCGCGTCGAAAAACGGTTGCAGGGTGCAGCCGTAGATCATGGTGCGCAGCTTGGCTCCGGGGGCGGCAGCCCCGGCCAGGAACGCTTCGAAGGCTTTGAGGCCGTCAGCGTAGGGGGTAATGATGCGGGTCTGCTCGGCGGTCTCATGCAGGATGCCGAGTGCGGCGAGGACTTGGCTCATGGCTTGATCACTCCGTGCAGCACACCCCAAATGACCGCCAGGCCGCTGCCGACGACGGACAGCCACATGACGGCGCGCGCCCCACCCTTGGCGGTAAGAAAGGTCTGCTTCATCTCAGCGAACTCCTCCGAGTGCTTCTGGTGGAAGGCTTCGATGTAGCGGGCCAGCAGCCGGAACTCCGGCGATGGAATCTGATCGATCTCGGCGCGAAGCGCGTCGATCGTGGATTGAGGGGGTTGGGGTTCGGTCATGGCAAATGCTCCTTTCAATCGACCCACGAAAATAAATGCCGCCTCGGGTCGTCCCGGGCGGCAGCCAGTACAAAGCGGGACCTCAGAGGTTCTGGTCGCGCGCCGTCATCGCCCGGTCGCAGTGCCCAGGATCCAGGCGATCGAGCAGCGCGCACAGCAGGCAACCCCAGCGCGCGGGCCGGGCGTGAGCAGCGCGGCTGCTGATGGTTTGGCCCAGCTGGCCATTGGCCGCGACGTTGCCCAGGTCGTCGAAACCGATGGCGATCAGCCAGGCGCGCTTGGGGGCGCGGACGATCGCCCAGGCCATGCGCACCAGTGCCACGGGGGCGACCAGCCACAGCCCCAGCCAAATCAAGATCAACGGCCAACGCTTCATGCAGAACTCCTTACGGGTGACATGGAATGAATCGGAATGACGCGGCGCACCACGGCGCCAGCGCCTACCCGTGCATCGCTGCCGAACAGATCCCGGCGCGTATCGGGCAGGGGCTCGCCCTCCAGCGCGTCGATGCGCAGCGGCACGGTTCCGGTGAGCAGTTCGAACGCCAGGGCGAACACCACCACCGCGTCCGAATACGCCGCGTCGCAACTGGTCTGCCACAGTGGCCCTTCGAGGAACATGCAAGATCCCCGGCAGATGTGCAGCACCGGGCAGCGCGGGCACTCGGGGCGCCGGCTCCAGTGCGTCCCAGAGGCCAGCGCCACGCGCTCGATCGCGGCCGTTGTGCCCAGGCGATGGGGCTGCCCATTGGGTGCAGCCGTGCCTGCTGCGACGTTCTGGCAGGTCAGGACGTTGCCGTGCAGATCGACGGCCAGGTGGTCGGCGCGGTCCATGCCGCACTTCTGGCCGAGGGATGAGGCCGGGCGGCGATGTGCGATGCTGGCCATGAACGCTTCGACCTTGCCGCGCAGCGCCCCGAAGTTGCTGGCGCATCCTGCGCGCGCCTCGGCGAAGGCCTGCCGGCGAAACATCGCGTGCTCCGCAGGGCTGCGCAGGCACGCGCGCACACCGGCGTCGTCGTAGGCGTCGATCCAATGCCCTTCGCCGATTGGCACGTCGGCGTCGCCCGTGAGTGCGACAAAGAACGCTTGGACCTGCGCTCGGCTTGCATTGCCCCGGTGCAGCATCGCGTTGAAGGAGACGCGCCCCTGCGGCTTGAACCTGCGGTACAAGTCCAGGATGGCCGCGCGGGTGGCCGGCACCTCCAGCGGGTCGGGTCCGCGCGCGGCCTGCCCGGGGCCGTCGTGCGAAATGCCCACCGCAAAGCCCATGCGGTCGAGCCAATCCACCTTGGCCGTATCGAGCAGCGCACCGTTGGTGATCAGGAACAAGCCCGCGTCCGGATGGCGCTGGCGCAGAGCTTCGGCCAGTGGCTGCAGCAGCTTCCAGTACACCAGCGGCTCACCGCCCCAGAACTCGAAGGTGGGCGCGCGATGGCGTTCGACGCTCAGCCAAGTCGCAAGCGTCGCCAGGAAGGCGTCGACACGCCCGGCGCCTTCCTGCGCGGGCCGCTGGCTGGCCTGGTTGCAGTAGCTGCAGGCGTAGTTGCACTGCAGCCCGAGTTGGATCTTGATCCGCCGAAACGGCCCGCCTTTGAGCCCGGGCGTATCACGCGAGATGGCCGACACCGACTGCCATGGCGCGGGTGCTGGAATCTCGAATGGCATCGCCACTGGGCGGCCATCTCCCTGCGTGAGGCTCGACGTGACGTTGTCGTAGACGAAGCGCTGCCGGCCCTGGGGGCCCAGGGCATCGATGACAAAGCGCATGGGGTCAGGAGGCGGTGGGCGCGGCGACCGTGCCGCTGGTGGTCGCCGTCGCCGAACTCGGCGGTGCTGTCACGGCCGCTGCGGCGGTCATGGCCGATTGGGATGCCGCGAGGTAGGCCTTTTGCACCGCGCGCACCTGAGTCTTGACCGCGACGATGTTGGCCAGCATCGCGTCTTGCGGGATGAGCGTCTGCACCCCGGCTTGGGAGAGATCGCCACTCACGGCGGCGAACCACGCCGGCTGCTGCGCTGCGGGCAGTGCCGCAAAGAGTTCCAGCACCGCAGAGGTCAGCAGGTCGACCTGCTGCTCCAGGGCCATGACCGCATCTGGGATGCAGATTTGCGACATCGCATCGATTTTGGCCTTGTAGGCCGCCTGCAGGTGGGCCAGTTCCGGGTAGAGGTCGGCCGCGATCGTCATCGCAAAGCGCTTGGGGTTGGCGGCCACCGTGTAGGGCAGCGTGCAACTCGTCGGCACGGTTGCCACCAACGCGACCCGGTCGATGCTGTTGCCGCAGCACAGCACGAACAGCGGTGCCTGGGCGTTGACGCCGTAGGCGCCTTGCATCCAGGCGACGAAGTCCTTGGAGTCGACCTGCTCGGAGCCGGGTACGGTGATCCAGCGGCCCAAGAAGTCCTGGTAGATCAGCAGGGACGACAGCGGCGCAAACACCGAGGCGAGATCCAGTGTGAGCGTCTGCGAGCCCGCGTCGGATAACACGGGCTGGGACGACGTGCCAGCAACTGCGCATTGCGCGGCGAAGCCAGCGGCCTTGGGGTCGCTGGTGAGGAGAATGGTGGTCATGATTCAAGGTCTCGCTTGTGGAATGTCAGACACATGAGCAATGCCGCGCCAAATTGCGTCCTATTGCGCCCAATCGCGCAGCACCGCCGCCAGGTTTTGTGCAGCCTCGAGCGCCACCGCGTCGTACAGCGACGCCCGAAATCCCCCCAAGCTGCGGTGCCCGTCCAGTCCCGAGAAGCCGGCGTCGGTCAGTGCCCGGCGCAGTGATGCATCGCGCGCTGGGTCGGCCAGGCGGAACGCGACGTTCATCTGCGAGCGCCAAGCCGGTTGGGCGTGCGGGATGTAGACGTCGGGGTTTGCGTCCAACGCCGCGTAGACCGCTGCCGCCTTGGCGGCGTTGATGTGCGCCATGCGCTTCAGATCTCCGATCTCGTCGCGTAGCCAGCGCAGCACGAGCAGCATCGTGTAGATCGCGGCGACCGGCGGGGTGTTGTAGATCGAGCCGGCTCGCGCGTGCGTGCGGTAGTCGAGCATGGGCGGCAGGCCGCTGGGCGCCTGCTCCAACAAGCTCTTTCGCACCAGCACGACCGTGACTCCGGCCGGCCCCAGGTTCTTCTGGGCGTGGGCGTAGATCAGGTCGTAGGCATCGAGGTCGATCGTCCGCGACAGCAGGTCCGAGCTCATGTCGCAGACCACGAGCCGCCCCGGCAGTCGCGGTGGCGCGTCTCGGAACTGCAACCCCTCGACCGTCTCGTTGCTCACAACGTGCAAGATGCCGGGCCGCTGGGTGGTCTGGTCCCACCGCGGCAGCGCGCGGTAGCCCTGCGCGAGCCCATCCCAGGCCAAGTGCGGCGCGCACACTGCGGTCGCCTCGGCCATTGCCCGCGCGCTCCAGTACCCCGCGCGCACCCAATCGACCGGTGTTGCCGGGGTGCAGCCCAAATTGACGAGTGCCATCGAGAACTGCAGCGAGGCGCCGCCCTGCAGGGAAAGCACCTCCCAGTCATCGCCTGCGCCCAGCAGTACGCGCAGGATCTGCTGCGCCTCGTCCACCACAGCGCGGAACCAGTCGCTGCGATGGCTGATGCCGTAGAGTGACAGACCGACTTCGGGAACCTCCAGCGCGGCCTGCGCCAGTTGCTCCAGCACCGCCCGCGGCATGGCCCCCGGGCCGCCCGAGAAGTTGTGCGCGTTGCGCCAGGCGGCGTTCATCGACGCAGCGCCCGTGGATCCCACCGGAATGCGGCGTAGTCGAATCCCCATTCGTCCACCCCCGCGCCCGCCACATAGCCGCCCACCACGATCGGCACCCCGCCCGTGAGCGGCAGGTACAGCGGCGTGGCCGGCCCGAAGCCTGGGGCCTCGACGACGCGGCGCTCGCGCCAGCCCTCGAGGTGGGCAAAGACATGCCCCTGTCCCGTACGCAGACTGCCGTTGTCCTTCAGGCCCCGGATCGCGCCCACGGCCGCCTCCAGGCGCCAGCGGCCCGGGTTGGCCGACCACCACCATTGCTTACCTGCCGCATCGCACGTCCACAGCGCGTGCTCCTCCGACCAGAGCAGCGAGGCGTCTTCGAAGGTCAGCATGCGCCGATCACCGAGGAGGGGGCGATCGATGGCCAGCACTGCGACCGGCTTGCCGTCGGCCCCCATCACGCGGTCGCCTGGGCGAATGGTCTCGATGGAGCGTTGCGTTCCATCGGCCATCAGCACGCGCGTGCCCGCGGGGAAGCAGGTGCAATTGCAGTTGGCGAGACTATCAGCGACCGTGGCCGAGCCCGCCGTGCGGGCGTAGTTGGCCGTGGTGGCGTAGTTGACGCTGAAGTTCGAGGGGTTCCAGACATAAAAATTGGCCCCGTCGTTGCTGCCCACCAGCCACGTGGGCTGCCCGCCTTGCCCGCTCCAGTTCAGGTCCCACGCCGCACCGTCGGCGCGCAGCGGGTGGGCGCGGCTCGCGGTCGCCGCGTTGCCCGAGATGTTGATGCCGTAGGTGCCGCCGTTGTTCTGCACGATGGCGGTGGTGTCGACCCCGCCCACGACGACGTGGTTGTTGGATCGGTTGAATGTGACGATCGAGCCGCCGCTTGCCGAGTACAGGCCCCAGGCGCTGGCGTTGTTGTAGAGGTAAGCGGGGTTTTGGCCCGCACCTACAGCGCCCACCTGGGCTTCGCCGCCTGGGTTGCTCGCGAACAGGTTGCCGTTGACCGTGCCGCCGCTGGCGCCACCCACGGTGGACACCGTGCCCGCGTTGCCCGCGATGCTGCTCGGAAACGCGATCGCCGCGGTGGCCATCGCCGTGACCTGGCCCTTGGCGTTGGTGGTCAGCACCGGCACGGTCGTGGCATCGCCCGCGGTGCCGGGGTTGGGGTTGACGTTGGATAAGGTGGCCGCGATGCTCACGTTGCCGCTGCCGTCGAAGCTGGCCGATCCGGTGATGTCGCCGGTGAGGGCCAGGGTCACCGCCTGCTGCAGCTTCTTGGCCTGCGCGGCCACGACGTTGTAGACAGCGGCCAGCGCGCTCCAGGCCGTGCCGTTGAACTTCTCCCAGAAGCCGTTGGCGCTGTTGAAGCGCACGGCACCCACCGGCAGGTTGGCAGGGTTGGTGGTGGCCGGGTCGAGTCCCTGCGCCAGATCGCAGGCCAGCGCGTTGATCTCTGCGGTGACGTCCACATAGGGATCCGTCACCTGCGGTTTGGAGAAATCCGAGGTGTTGCTCATGCGGCGATCCTTTCCATACCTTCAATACCCTTTGGCGGCCCAGGACACCGCGCCCGAGGAGCGCTGCCCGGCGGGGGTGAACAGATAGACGCTGAAGCCGCTCGGGTTCGCGTGCCCCGAGAAGTCGTAAAGCGCCACGAGTGGCGAGGTGCCCGCGGGGGTGACGGTGATGCTGGTGACGTCTACGAAGGGCACGTTGAAGGCGACTGCCGTGCCGTTCGCGTCCGCCGCGTTGGCCAGCACGGTGCCGGCATCGTTCTTGAGCTTGACGGACAGTTTGATCTCCAGGCGCGAGATCTCCAGCAGGGACGTTGCATCGGGCGCGGTGACGGTGAGAAGCACCTTCACCCAGCGAAAGTCGGTCAGGTAGACGTTGGCGCCCGCATAGTCGGTCCAGGGACCGGCTGGCCCCACGTTGCTGCTGCTGACCGTGATCGAAAGCGCAGGCGTGCCCGCCACGACCGTGGTGGTGGGAGTGACTTGCACATTCGTGGCGCTCAGCACCGCGCCGTAGTCGATGACTTCCTCGTAGGAGCCTGCGGCCAGCGCGGGCTGCGCGTAGATCGGTAGCCCTGCAGCGATTTGGTCCTGCGGAGCGTTCCAGGATCTCGCGCTAAAGTGCTGCGCCCAGGTCGAGGCAGTGTCCACTGGCAAGGTGATCGCCCCCTCGTCGAGCACGGCCTTTGTGAGCGTGCCGGCGAACGTGGAGAAGATGTCGGCGTGCAGCACGTAGTCGGGCGGCGCGTTGACGGCGGCAGCCACCGCCCCAGGCGTGCCCACGTTGCCGGCCGAATCCACCGCAGCGACCCAGTAGCGGTAAGTGCCGGCGCTGGTCTCGAACACCGTGGTGAACAGCCCCGCTTGGGTGCCGATGATCTGCGCCGCATCGAAGGTGCCTGCCGCGGGCCCCCGGCGTACCTGGTAGGTGACGACCGGCAGCGTCGCGGTGGCGTCGGTCCAGGACAGCAGCACGTTGTTGTCGATGACCTGCGCGATCAACGTGGGCGCTGCGGGCGGGGTGACCACCAATTGAGCCATCGCCCAGGCGCCTTGGTTGCCGGCGGCATCGACCGCGGCGATCCAGAAGGTCTGGGTGCCCGCCCAATCGACCTTGCTCTGGTACTGCGTGGTCTTGTTGTTGGCGATGACTCGCGCCGAGGCCGCCTGCGCGCCGGTGGCGATCACATAATGATCCACCGGGAACATACTGGCGGGAAGCAGCCAGCCGAGCACATAGTGATCCCCCGAGAGGCTGGCCGTGACGCCGGGCGCTTGCGGGGCGGTGACCGAGAGGCTCGCGGGCGTGGCGTTGACGGATTCGACCAGAAGCAGGTTGCGCGCCTTGATCCACCAGTCGTATTGCGTTTGCGGCAGCGGCGGCACGTGGGCCGAGGTGCCGGCGTAAAAGCCCACCAGCGTGCCCGAAACCCAGTCGACACCCTCGCGGATCTCATAGTCGTAGCGCATGGGGTCGGCCACGTCGGTCCAACTCAGCAACACGCCATTGCTTTGCACCGCCGCCTGAAGCCCCGCCACATCGGCGATGGTTGGAGGTGGCGCAGGGGCCGGCGTTACGCTCAGTGTGGCCGCGGGCGATACCTGACCGACCGCAGAGAATGCCGTGACGGTGAAGGTGTAGGGCACGCCGATCTCGAGGCTTTCGATGTCCACGCTGTGCTGATCGGTCATGATCGTGGTGGCCGGCGCGTTCGCTTTGTTCCAGACCACCCGGTAGCGGCACGCGCCGCTTGCGCTCCAGGACACGGTACCTCGCAGGCCCGCCACACCGATGTCGATCACGTACCGCGACACCAGGAGATTCAGGTTCGACGGCGCAGCGGGAACAGCGGCAATCAGGCTCGTAGCGGGGGTGGTGAGCGCCAGACCGTCTTCGATGAGGGCGTACTTGCTGGCGTTGTAGGCCACGGCGGCCACGTCGATCTGCGTCGCGTTCGCCTCGGTGAGGGTGACCACCTGCCAAAGTTCGGGTTGAACCTGGGCGTCGCTGAGCAGGACCAGCGCGCCGGGTACGGGCGTTTGCGGCAGGGCCGCTGCAAGCACGATCTGGTTGCCGGTGACGCCGGCTACCGCCTGCTTCACCAGGCTCCCGTCGGGCAGGAGAACTTGCGCCGAGAGGCCGCTGGCTGCCGGCGGCGCTGCGTCGAGTGTGAGGGTGAGCAAGTCTGCGGACACGTCCAGCATCCGTCCGCCCATGCGCACGCCTGCGCGCGTCGGGTCGCTGGTCTGGATGATGTCGCCCGGCGCCAGATACATCCCGTCCATCGCGCAGCGAAACGTCACCGTCTCGGTTTGCAGACTCTCCGAGTACAGCAGCCACTTGCCCAGACGATGCGCCTGGCCGCGGCGGGTGCAGCCCAGGGCGCGCACCTGGGCGGTGACGACGCCGTACTTGGCCACCAGCGCGTCGTCCTGCACGTACTCGACGACGGTGGCGTAGCCGTTATCCGGGTCGTTCCACGTCACCTGCGCCACGGTGTGGCGCGCGCGCAGGCTGGTGCCCTGGTAGGAGAACGCGCCGCCTGCGACATTGGCCGGCGCGAACATCATCACCGGATCGGCAGGCGAATCCTGGCTGACGTGAAGCGCACCTGCGCCCCAATAGACGATGGCCCGAAAAATGGAGGCCATGTGCTGCACGGCAGCGTAGGCGTCCTGCTGCGAGGCCAGCAGCAGATTGCAGGTAAAGCGCGGCTCGAGCCCACCGAAGCCATCGGGCACCGTCTGGTCGCAGTATTGGCTGATGGTGTAGAGCGACCATTTGTCGATGCTGCTCGCATCGATCAGTCCGCCCAGGCCGTAGCGTTCGTTGGTGAGCAAGTCGTAGAAGCACCAAGCCGGGTTGTCGGTCCAGGCCAACCGGAACGTGCCGTCCCAGGTTCCGGTGTAGCTGCGCGTGGCCGGGTCATAGTTGCTCGGGACCTGCACGATCAGGCCCCTCACGTCGTAGGCCCGCGCCGGGATGTGATCGAACTGCATGGCGTCGATGGCGATGGCCGCCATCGCGGTGTGCGGGTAGGCCAGGCTCGCGTTGGACACCAGCGTGAGCGCGTCAAAGTACAGATCGTTGGCCAGGAGCGAACTGCCCGTGTCTGGCGTCAGGCGCGTGACCTGGACCTCCCACGGCCCCGTTCCCGTCAGGGGGATCAGGTAGTCGCGGGTGTACTGGCTCGTGGTCTTGCCGTTGAAGCTGTCACCAACGACGGTGACGAAGCCGCCGCCGTTGGTGTTGAGCGCGATCTGAAAGGCCACCGACGTGCCGCCGATATTGCCGGTTTTAGCGTCCGTGTCGGTCAGCGCCGGTGTCATGAGGGACACGCGCAGGGCATTGACGTTGGCTGCCGTGACGGCCTGCACGACGGGTGTGGCCTGGTAGACCTTCGCGTGGACCGAGATCGTGTTTTGCGCGTCGGAGCCAGCGTAGCCTGCCGCGTTGGTCACACCCACGGCGCCTGGCGTGCCGGTGGCGTACTCGAACACGAAGCCGTTGAAGTTCCACGAGCCGTCGGCGTTTTGTAGCGGGGTCTTGTCCAGAAAGACGGACTGCGCGCCGTTGGCAAGGCCCACGATCGGCCCTTCGCACCAGGCGTCGAGCACCAGCGCCTTCTGCGAGGAACGCAGGGTGTTGGGGGACTCGGACACGCCGCCACTGCCACCGCCGCCCTTGCCACCGCCTCCCGCGCCGCGAATGAGGAGATCCGCGCGCATCAGGATCCGCCCAGGTAGGCGCTTTGGTTGGTGGTGTAGGTCAGCGTGCCGCCGCTCTTGGTCGTCGTCGTCACCTGTCCACCAGGTGTCTGGCCGATGGGCACGTCGAAGGACTGCAATGAGGCGGAGACGACCTGCGAGCCGATCATCAGCCGTCCGTAGAGGATCGGCACCGGGTTGCCTTGGGCTGTGGTATTGACCGGGCCGCTGAACGCGGTGGAGTTTTGGCTGTTGGGCAGGTTGGTCTGCGGAGCGTGGGTGAGCATCTGCGACAGCCCCCCGAGCACCAAGGTGGCGCCGAAGGACAGCGCCATGCCGCCCATGGCCGTCGTGGTGAGCGTCCCGCCGGCAAGCGACGCCCCGCCGGTGTAGAAGGCTGCCACGATCATCGCCGCGCCCAGCAGGATTTCTCCCACGCCGTGTCCGGCGCCCGAGACTTGAGGCACAAAGCGAATGTCGGCGGCGGGCAGGCGCAGCTCCTCACGATCCGTCACCGTCGCGCCGTCAAGCTTGACGAGGTAGCGCCCCTGCGCGAAGGCCTTGCGGAAACCCGGATGCAGTGCGCACAGGGCGCGCACGGCGTCCAGCGCATCGGCGCAGTCCAGGCGATGCACGCGTCCGAAGCGCCGTCCCAAAGGACCGTGCAGGCGGATGGTCTTGAGCGTCACAACAACTCCTTGTGTCGGATGACCTTGCGCGTCGCGCGCCGCCAGGCGCCCCCAAACACGTCTCGACTGGACAGGCGCCCGGCGCAGTGCTGCACGATGAGGTTGTCGCCCAGGTGCACGGCAGCGTGGTTGATGACGGGCGAGCCGATTTGCATCAGCAAGACGTCGTGCTCGGCCAGGGTGTCAAACGGAATTTCGACGAATCCGGCCTGCGGAAAGCCTTCCGCATAGAGGTCACCGCCACGCAGCCACCACTGCACGTCGCGGTGGAAGTCGGGCAAGTCGATGTGCAGGGTCTGCCGGTAGTAGTCGCGGATGAGGCTGTAGCAGTCGAGCACGCCGTGATGAAAACGGCGCCCGATCAGCGGTGCCACGTAGCCGCTGGGCGCGAACTCGTGGACGTTGCCGATTGGCCAGTTGACGATCAGCCACGGAATGGCGGACGCCTCGCAGCCGACGCGGTCGGCCTGGCTGGGCTCGGGCGCCGCGTAGGGGTGCGAGTGCACGATGCGCACGATCTCGCCCTGTTCTTCAGCCCTGGCGAAGTCGGTCGGCGACAGCACGAAGTGCTCCTCGGGCGAGGCGGCCAGGTTGGCACAGGGGATATAGCGCAGTTTGCCCTGGCGCACGATCACCACGCCGCAGCATTCGCGTGGGGCCTGGGCTTGCGCATGGGCGCGAATGGCCGCCAGGATCGATTCGGGTATCGGCGTCATGAGGTGCCGATCCCGCAGCCGGGAAAGCCGCCGAAGTTCATCAACGCGGGCGGGGCAAAGCGCAGCGCGCAATCCGACAGCCGTTTGCCACAGACATCCTGGGCCGGGTCCGCGGTCGGGTTGCCGGCGGCGTCGGCCACAGCGCCACCCGTGTAGCCACAGTCGGCGCCGCGGTAGACCCAGGGGCAGGCGTTCTGGATGAACTGGCGTCGGGGTAGCTTGACCGCCACCATGTCCAAGGCGCTGGCCAGGTCGAACTGAAGAAGCTGAGGTGTCTCCTGCGCCTTGCGGTCGACGAACCAGATCTGCCGGGGCAGTTCTTGGGTGGGGTCGGCCGTGGGGTTGACGCCACCGGGGAAATTGGCCGCATCCAGAAAGCGCGCGAAGGTGCGAATGCGCGTGAGCTTGCAGCCGGCGAAGTCGTTGTACTGGCGCGCCAGCGCGCCGAGGATGCCCTGCGCATTGGATGCCGAGAGCTTGGGTCTGGGCAGCGCGCCCGTGCCCGACATCTTGAAGCCCTGCGCCTCGATGGGATAGCGCGAGTAGGCTTGGGCCCCCCAGATGATGTCGGCGCTCAGGCCGTTGGTGCCGGCGTGCCAGTAGAGTGTGGAGCCGCCCTGCAGGGACAGGTCGAGCACGAACAACTCGATCAACGCGGACGGCGAGAGGGACTGGATTTCAGCGCGAATGGACATGGTGATGCAACTCGATCGGCGGCCCTTGTCTGTTCAAGCGCCTGTTCAAGCACCGAAGACCTGCTCAAAGGTGGCGGTGATGCTCACGACGCCTCCTGGCTTGTCGTACTTGCTCCAGTTCTGGCACAGCACGGACACCGGTGTGGCGGCGCGTGGTGGCGTCCAGGCGAAGGGCAAGTAGCCGCCTTGCTCCTGCAGGAACGTATCGATTGCGTCGGCCTCGGCACTGGAGGCGCAATGCAACTGCAGCGTCCAGTGGCCAGACTGGTTGTTCAAGCCCTGGGGGACGTTTTGTTGATAGCCGTCGCCGAACTTGGCCGTCCATAGCAGCGGCTTGCGCTGCGCGACGACGGATGCGGCGTCCCACGCGAAGACGGGCTCGTTGGAAGTGCTCATGATGGCGCCCTCACGCTGGGTTCATCAGGCCGCCTGGGCGCATTTCGGTGAGCAGGATCTGGCGCACATGCTCGCCGATCATCGCGCCCACGCCCTGCATCGCGGCTCCCCCCTGCGGGCCGGCAAGACTCGCCGAGCCGTCGTGGTTGACCACCACGTTCACATCGCCGTGGTAGCTGGCGCCGCCCTTGGAAAGGGTGCCGCCGCTGATCGCCTGGCGCAACTGGTGGTTGGGCACGACGGTGCCGCTGGCGCCCATCTTGACGACCTCGGGCCCGCGCTCGCCCACGAGATACATGCCACCGGCCTCGACCGAGCCGCCCGCGGCGCGCTTGCCGGACAGGAACGAACCGATCGCCCCGATCCAGCCGGTGGAGGCGCCCGACACCATGCCGGCCACACCGGCCATGGCCTTCTCGGCAGCGATCTTCAGGAGATCCTGAATGATCGACGCGGCGAGTTGCCGGAAGTTGAGCTTGCCGGTCTCGGCGAACTGGACCAGGGCGTTTGTCGCACTCTGGAAGGCGCCGACGATGGACTGCTTGATCTTGGCCCCGGTCAGCACGGCGCTTTGAGCCACTTGCTGCAGGCCGGCATGAATCGCCACCGTCGGGTTGTTGTTGAAGGCGTCCGTCGCCTTCTTTTTCTGGGCCTCCAGCGCGTTGACCTGCTGGGCGTACCCGACGGCGGAGGCCAGGATCGCGCGTTGCTGGGCCAGGGTCAGGTTCACGCCCTTGGCCAGGGCGTCGTTGATGCGCTGCTGCGCCTTGGCCTGCTGATCCAGGATTTCGGTCATGGCTGCCTGCTGTTCCCGGGTCTTGCCGATGAGCAGCAAGGCGTTCTCGCGCCTGGCGATGTCCTGCTGGCGCCCCTGATCGACGCCTTGCATCTGGGTCTGAAATGCCTGCGTGGCCTTGAGCCTCTTGAGCCGCGCGGTCTCGTCATCGATGGCCTTGGCCGCAGCGAGGTACTGCGCTTTCTGCGTGGCGGTCAGCGGCTGGAATCCCTCGGCCTTGCGGCGCGCGTCGCTGAGCTTGCCCTGCGTGAGGGTGAACTCGACAAGCGCCTGCTTGGCGTTGTCGACTTTGCCGTGGTACTGGCTCCAGTCGAACGCCGAGGCGTCGAGCGCCGCCTTCTCGCGGGCAAGACCCTGCAGGGCCTGCGCGAAGGGGTCAGTCTTGGCGTGCGGGGAATGCGCCACCCTCGCTCTGCCCGGCACGGTGGGATTGCGCAGTGCAGCTTCTTGCGCCGCTTCCTCGGCGCGGCGGCGACGCTCTTGCGCGACATCCCGCGCGTGGCGGGCCGCGGCGTCGCGGGCGACGCTGCCCCACGCGCGCGAGGCCACCAGGCCCGCAGTGCCGACGTAGTCGGTGTTCATCGCCGAGGTGATCGCCTGGTTGACCGCACCGCCGAACTCCTTGACCGCATCGACGCCGCCGCGCAGGTGCGCTCGAAACGCCGTGAAACCAAAGTCGCCGTGCAGTGCGGCCATGAATCCCTTGCCGAAGGCACGGGCGGTGGCCATGGCCGACGAGAATCCGCGCGTCACCAGATCGGCGACGCCGTTGACCAAGACGTTCACGGCCTGGATGCCGCCCCACGCGAAGCCGATGCTGACGTTGACGAAATCCTTCAAGTACGTCCCAGCGACCGACACGGCCTTGCCAAAGTCGGACTCGACGCTCTGCCAGCCGATCCCCATCTCGACCATGAATCGACGCCAGTCGGCCGATGCGCCCGCGAATGCGTCGCGCAGCGCTCCCAGCGCCGAGACCACCGCCCCACGCACGGCGTCCCAGGCGCCGCCGATGAACTCGCTCACCGAGGCCGTGGTGCCGCCCAACGTGATGACGCTGTCGCGAAAGACGTAGAGCGCAGCTGCGGCTGCCGTGAGGGCCACGGCAATGGCCCCGATGGGGTTGGCAGCCATTGCCGCAGTCAGTCCGTCCACGGCGTCGGTCAGTCCGGCGAACACCCCGAGGCCGACCTCCCCCGAGGTGACGAACGCGGCTTGCAAGAATTTGACGCTGGCGCTCACCCCCTCGATGGCGGCCGGCAGGATCTTGACCACCCCGAGAAATCCGATCGCGCCTGCCGCCAGCGCGGGCAGAATCGGCAGCAAACCCTGCAAGGCCGGGGCGACGGCGCCGATCGCGGTGAACTTCCACTGGTTGAGCTTCCACGTCAGTGCCTGCCACGCGTACTCCAGTCGCTTGGCTTTCTCAGCCTGGGCGTCGGTGATGAAGCCGTTGACCTTGCCCTCCTCGCCCAGGCGCTGCAGCATGGGGATCAGCTCCGAGCCCGAGCGCCCGAAGAGTTGCATGGCAATGGCGGATTTGGCAGCCCCGTTTTGCATATGCACGAAGCTCTTGGCCACGTCCATCAGCACCGCGTCCGAGCTGCGAAGGCGTCCGTGCGCATCGGTGACCGCCACGCCCATCGCCTTGAACGCATCCTTGCTCGACTTGAGCCCTTCCTGGGCGTTCCACATCGCGCGCCCGAGCTTGGCCGCGACTTCGCCCACGCTTCCCATGCTCACGCCGGTGATCTGCGCCTCGCGCTGCATGTCGGACAGGACGGCGACCGACAGCCCCGTCTGCTCGCTCATCTCTTTGAGGCGCACAGCCGACTCGATGGAGGACTTGGCCACCTCGATCAGTCCAGCGACCCCGGCGACGGCTCCGAGCTTCTCGATGGAGGCGCCGATCGCACCCAGCGCGCCTTCCAGGCGTTCGGCGTGCACCTTGGCCACTTCCATGGCCGACTCCATCTGGTGCATGGAGCGCTTCATCAAGTAGGCGGCGCGTTCCAGCGCCGAATCGAAGCGCGCGGTGTTGGCCGAAAGATCGATGTTGAGGGCGCCGAGGGCTCCGGACATGGTGTGTGCTCAAGGGGTTGCCGGATCGCCGGCGGTTGGGGATTCGGTGCTTTGCTGACGCGCTTGCAAGGCCTTCAAATACATCGCCAGACGCCAGTCGGCGGCGGTCAAGCCATCAACGAGATGCGCGTCGGACGGCTCGACTGGCCGTGCGAACAACAGGAAGTCCTGCGGGGCGAACGGCTCGGTCCTCGCCTTGGGATCGCGATGGATCTCGGCCAGCACCGCGCGCAACTGCGCCTGCACGACATCGAGCATCGGTGCACCGAAAGGCTCGACGGCGGCAAAGCGCTGCCAGTTCAGCCACTCCGAGGCCGACAGCGTGGCCTCCAGTTCCTCGACCGTGCGGCTCAGTGCGAGCGCCAGGCGGTGCTTGGCCTGGCGCTCGGGGGTCAGTTTCCCGCGTCGGTTCCGTAGCCGTTGATGCGCAGCACGGCGGCGGCGAGTTTCTCCACGGCGGCATTGCCGGCCTCGGCGAAGCGCTCGATGTCGGCGTCAGCGAACACGGCCCGACCCTCTTTGCGCACGCTGCGCACGACCAGGCCGTAGCCGAACGCTCGCGTGCGGCGGGTGGCGTCCTTCTCGACCTCGGCCGCCTTGCGGATCTCGGCCACGTCGCGCTCGCGCAGTTCGACGAGGTCGACCGTGCCCACGCCGGGCAGGTCGTAGGGTTCGGTTTTGGGGGTGACGGCCGCGAAGAAGGCGGCCGCGTGGTTGATGGATGGCTGGGTCATAGGGGATTACACGGTCGGATTGGCCAGGCTGCCCCAGACGATCGAGACGGGGCCGGAAATACGCAGGGTGCAGGCGAGTTCGAGCTTGCCGTTGACCTTGGCGTCGGGTGTCTCGGCACTCACGCAGTAGGCGCAGAAGGAGAAGGTGGCGGGTTGAGCAAGCTGCGCCCCCAGGGTGATCTGGTACAGCGACAGCGTCTTGTTCGCCTTCTCGACGAACATCTGCTGCTGGCCCTTGCCGCCGGTGAAGTTCATCGTCACCGCCACCGACCCGGAGTCCTCCAGCCCCAGGACGAACTCCTTGGCCAGAGACTGCAGATGGGTGACGTCGATCTCGTCGACCTTCTGCCCGGAGGGTTTGATCTCCACCGCCTCCTCCAGGGGCTGCCAGACGGTGGTGGTGGCTGCCGCCGCCGTGGCGATGACGGCCGCGGTCAGGGGTTGGGTCGTGGGCGCAGCGCCGCCCCAGGCGATGGAAGAAAACTGGCTTCGAAGTGCATTGCTCATGGCGAGGGTCTCAGGGGTTGGGGAACCACAGTTGCAGATCCAGCAGCGTGCGCCGCAGCCGGGTGTCGTGTTCGAACAAGCTTTGGCGCGAGACGGCCGCGCCGCCGAAGGCTGCCGTCAAGGCGTCGTGCGCGGCCTGCGCAAGCGCGTTGGCCTGCGCGCGCGTGGCGGCATAGACGTCGATCTGGTAGCGAGATGGCACCAGGGAACTCTCACCGCCCAGGGTGTAGGCATCCGGCGGCAGCGCGATCTCGGCATAGACGAGGTACGGGGCCACGTCGCCTTCTTCGGCCGCGTCGGGGCGGATGGGCAGACCTGAGAGCGCGGCGATCGATCGAAGGGTCTGCGCCACCAGCGGATCGTGATTCACGGCGTGTAATGCAGCTTGCTGCTGGCTTTGGCGATGTTGCCTCGGCAGACAGCCACGAAGCGATCGAGTGCGGCCTGCTTGGCACTCTCGAACGCCGGGCGCATGAAGGGGCGCATGTCCATCTTGCTCGTGCCGAACTCGATGAAACGCCAGAAGTACGCCTGCTGCTGGTCACGGAAAGTGACGAGGGTCTGGGCGCTGTGCTTGCTGTGGCGCACCTTCTTGCGCACGATTTGCTGGCGCAGCCAGCCCGGCGTGGCCATGCCACCGCCGTGCAGCCTGTAGGCGTCGTGGGCGAGCGGTACCTTGGCGCGGGCCTCCTTGACGATCGGCAGGGCCGCCGCGGTCAGCGCCCCCTGCAGCGCGCGCCCGCCGATCTTGGGGCCGAGCGCGAGCAGTTCGGCTTCGAGAGCCTGCAATCCTTCCACCTGAAATTCGATCATGTTCCGGGATCCACGGTGCCCTTGCTGCACAGCAAGGCCAGTTCCACATTCACGGCGTCCATGCGCAGCACGGCCAGGACGGTATAGACGTCCGCGCCGAACACGACGCGCATGCCCGGGGCGAGCGCGGCCCGGTAGCGCAGGAAAATGCGGCTCGTCACCTCGCCGTGTACTTGCTGTGCCGCCAGCAGTTCGCGCCCCGATAGGTCTTCGACCATCGCGCTGATGCCCGTGAGCAGCGGTTGCCACGCGGAGGGGCCCGATTGCCCCAGCGCATCCTCGGCGCCCGGCGTGCGCGCGAGGATGCTGATGCGGTGCCGATACGTGCCGGCGGCGACGATGCCCGAGCTCAAGGTCATTCAGAACCTCGGCGGCACGGTCAGGGGCTCGAGCAGCGACTGCATGTAGTCGGGCGGAAGCTCCTCGAAGCCCGAGCCGCGCAGCTTGAGCATGAACATCTCGCGCTGGGCATAGGCCCAGGCGCAGGCCATCAGAATCCAGATGCGCACGCTCGGATAGCGGCTCACAAAATCCTCTGGCGCGAACCCCGCCAGATACGTGATCTCCACCGCGCGCTCGGACCGCCCGGTCTGCGGCCACACCCCGTGCATCGCCGCGCCCGGCTGGGCGTAGGGTGCCTTGCGCGTCCATGCGGGCACGCTCAAGGGCGCCAGCAGCAGTTCGCGCCCGCGGTTCACCGTGTCGAGCGTCGACGGATCGAGGCTGAGCCGCTGGTTCTCGGCCAGCGGGTCGGCGTAGGTGATGGCCTGCACGCTCTGGATGCCTGCGTGCGCCAGGACCAGGGGACGGCCGAACGGCGGGAAGCCGTCCATCGTCTGCAGATAGATCGCCTGCCGGATCGCAGCGCCCGTGCGCACCTCGGCCTGGGCACGGGCGCCGGCGATGATGCCCTGGATCAGTGCGTCGTCGGCCGTGAGGTCGGCGTCGATGCGCGCCTGTGCCTTGACCTCGGCGAGCAGCACCGGCTCGCCCTGGAAGGGGTCACCGGGTGCCGCGGGCTGTACGGACAGCAGCAGAGCCATACCGAATTACTTCTGCGGCGCGGGCGCCTTGCCCTTCGGGAGCACGTCCTGGGCGACGGGCGCGTCGGTGGCTTCGGCGAACTTGCGCTGGATCAGCGTGTCGGCCAGATCGTCGGCGAACGCGGCCACGTCGTCCTTGCGATAGCCGTTCCACCACTTCAGGAAGCGGATGTCCTTCATGTCGGGAGTCCTTGCAAACATTGCACAGTGGGCGCAGCGTGGGTACGCCCGTCAGGTTCAGCGGTACCAAGTCACACCCTGCAGCACGGCAATCGCCTGGGGGTGACGCGGACCGAAGTCGTTTTCGGTCAGCAGCCGGATGAGCGTGAGATCGCGCTGGAAGGCGCTGACGCTCGTGCCGCTGGTCGGGTCGGTGTAGGCGCCGTCCTGGCTGATGGCCACCGACAGGTTCAGTGACTCGCCGATGACCATCTGCGCGAAGTCCACGAAGTAGATCTCCGAGCAGTTGCCCCCGCCGTTGGGCGTGGACAGGTTGGTCGGGATCTGCGTGGTCTGCGCGAACGGGTATCCCCGGAACATCCCCTGGTCGATCTCGGGGAAGACGCGGTTGCCGGTGGTGGTGAGCAGGTCGCGCAGGAACTGCACCGAGTCCGGGTGCATGAGCCAGCCGGGTTTGCGCATGCGCACGTTGGCGCGGCGCAGCGCCAGCACCATGCGTCCGGCATCGGTCATGATGGCCTGCGCCAGTGCCTGGCCCGCAAGCGGCGCCGCAGGCGGCGTGGCCCAGGTGGTGCCGGCGGGGGCCGCACCCGGCGTGCCGGAGGCCGGCTCGATGGGGGTGGCCGACAGGACATTGGCCGGCAGGCACCAGTTGCGCAGGCCCACCGGCGTGGCGTTGGTGCCGTCGCCGCGAATGAAGGCCGCGTCCTCGGCCGTGGCCATCGAGATCGCGGTGTCCTCGACGATGAGCTGGTCCACGCGCTCGTCGATGCCGGCGAAGCGGATGAGGTCATTGCCGATGGGCACGAGACACGCCAGCTTCTTGGCCACGAGTTGCACGTCGTCGAAGCTCTGTTGCGACACCGGCGCGTCGCTGTCGCGCCCGATGTAGCCGGCCAGCGCCCCGCCGGCGATGCGCGGCATGGTCAGGTTGCCGTTGGTCAGCGGCAGGGTCAGCGGCCCCATGGAGCGCACCACCGCGTTGGGCACCAGGCGCTCGATGACGGTGGCCGCCAGTACGTTGGGGATCAGCACCGCGCCGCCGGACGCCGTGACCGAGGAGAGGGCTGCGGCCACCTCCACACCGATGCCGTCGCGGCTCATGGCGCGCTGGGCGAACTCGGCACCGGCAGCGAGGTTCCCCGGGGCGTGCTTGAGCGCACCGATGATCCCGGAGAACACGCTCATGTTGCGCCGCGTGCGCTCGGCGGGGTCGCGGGGCCGGGCGTAGACGATCGGCTCGCCGGCCTGGCCGACAGCAGCGTGCTGGCCCTGCACGTTGGACGCCAGACGATCGACGGCCACGGCGTCGAGCTTGCCCTGCTCGAGCACATCGACGGGCGCGGCGGCGGCCATGGCGAGGGTGCGCGACATCGCTTGCGCGCCCTCGAGCACGGCCAGGCGCCGACCCAGCGCCTCGAAAGCCGGCGTGATGGCGTCGAACTCTACCTGCTCGGCTTCGATGAGCGGTGCGGCCTGCGCCTTGTCGGCCAGTTCCTTCGCGCGTTGACTCAAAGCGGCGCGTTCGCTTTTCAGGGTCTGGATGGCATCCATGGGAATTTCCTGTAGGTTCCACAAACGAATCCGCCCGCGCGAGGCGGGCGGCAAGATCTGAAGCGCGAACGCGGTTCAGGGTCGGGGAGATGGCCTCCAGATCCTGGAGGCCATCGTGTTCGGTTCAAAGGCGCGCGGCGATCTCCAGCGCCTGCGCGCGTAGCGTCATGGCCTGGCGGCGCTGGGTCTGCTGCCGCTGCTGCGCCGCACCGGCCTGCACCAGACCGGCCAGTCTGTCGATTGCCTCTTGCGGCGTCTCCATCTGATCGGCCAGCCCTTGCGAGAGCGCGTCCGCACCGTGAAACACACCGGCCTGCAGGCCTACGACCCGATCAGCCGGCAGATTGCGGTGGGTCGAGACAGCGGCCACGAATTGGTCGAAGGCATCGTCCACTTGCGCTTGCAATTCCTGCTGCGCCACCTCCGACAGCGGCGCGTGCGATGCCCCGTGGAGCTTCTTGTCGCCTCGGTAGACGGCCGTGATCTTCACGCCCGCCTTGTCGTTGGCGCCCGATAGATCGCGGTGCATCGCCACCACCCCCACGGACCCCACTGCGCCGGTGGAGCTGACGCTCACGCTGTCGCAGGCCGATGCCAGCAGGTAGGCCGCCGATAAGGCGTTGAAGTTGACGATGGCCGTGGTGGGCTTGGTCGCCTGGGCGATCTTGCCCGCCAGTTCGAAAGCGCCTTGGACCGAACCCCCCGGCGAGTCGATGTCCAGGGCGATTTGCCGCACCTCAGGGTCAGCCAGCGCCGCGTCCAATTGCGCGCCGATCCGGTCGTAGCTGGACGTGCCCATGCAGGCGGTCATCGTGTTGCCGCGAGGAACGAGCGCGCCATGCACCGGGATGACAGCCACCCCTGCGGCCTTGATGGCGTCAGGCGCGAGCACCTTGGTCTGCGCCGCGCTCGCCTCGACGGACAACCGCTCGCGGCCTTCGATCAAGATGGCGCGCGCCCACTCGTCGGCCAGGTCAGCCAGAGCGGGCGTGGCCATCAGCGGCTGGTTGTAGATCAGTCCGCGCAGATAGGGGTAAGCGTCATGCATCTTGGGTCTCCGTCATGTCGTGCAGCGTCCTCGGCGCCGTGGTCGAGGGGGCACCCGGCGTCTTGGCCGGCGCCGGCGCCGGGGCCGGCTGCGTCGCGTCGGCCATGTTCAGCGGTTGCAAGTAGGCGTCGCCGCGCTCGATGGATGGCATCCCTTCAGCGCGGCGAATGTCGTTGATCGACAGCCATCCCCACTGCCGACCCATGGCGTAGGCGGCGTAGCGCGAGGACAAATCCCCGCGCAGCAGCTCACGCACGTCCAGGCGAATGACGATGCCGGCCTCGCGCTCCTGAGGCAGGAGGAGGTCACGCTCCATCGCCTCCTCGTGGCGCTTGATCCAGGACATGAGCGTGTGGGTGAGGAACTCGAGCGACTGCTGCTCGATGTTGGCGTTCGTCGCCCGGTTCAGGTCGCCGAGCATGTGCGGCGGGATGCCGTAGATGCGCGCGATGTCGCCGGCCGAATAGCGCCGTTGCTCGATCAACTGCGCATCGGCGTTGCTCATGGACAGCGGCGTGAACGCCATGCCCTCCTGCAGCAGCGCCACGCGCCCGGCGTTGTCTGCCCCGGAGTACTTCTCCTCCCAATTGCGGGTGATGCGCTCGATCATCGCCGGATCCTTGATCGGCGGCGCGGTCGCGGGCCGGGTGAGCGTGCCGGTCAGATTCGTGCCATTGCCGAACACGCGTCCCGTGTGGCGTTCCCCCGCCATCGCCACCCCGATGGCCTCGCGGTGCAGCGCGATCGGCGACAGCCCCGTGTAAGCGTTGTCGGAGATCCAGCGTACATGGTGGATGTCGCCCATGGCGTACATCCCCTCGATGCCGTCCGGCGCGCGCAGGATGCGGTAGTACGGCAGGCGGTCGATGGGGCTCACGTACACGATGACCCGGTCTGAGTTGATCGGGTAGAGGCTCTTGATCGTGCCGTCAGGGTTGCGGAACTTGAGCGCGAAGGCGTTGCCGCGCAAGCCCAGTTGCGTCTGCAAGAATTCGCGGAACTGGTACGGGGTTTGGAAGGCATTGGGCGCGGTGCGCAGGATCGGCAGTAGCGGATGATCCGCAAGGGGTTCCTTCGATCCATCCGGCGCGTGCCGAAAAATTCCCGCCGGTAGCTTGGCCACCGACTCGGCAAGGAGGGTGACGGCGCGCTGCACAGCGGTCAGCGCCAGCGCCGTCTGCGGCGTGACCGTGGCGCCGGTGGCCGCGCGCCCGTAGCCCGAGCCCAGGAAGGCCCCCAGCCAGCCGCCGCCCGTCCCGCTGGCCGGGTTGCCGCTGCCGGGAAACAGAATGTCGGAGAACCACATCAGGGCTTGCCGCGCTCGAGCGCCACGTTGCGCGCCAGGGCGGCGCTGGCCAGCAGCGCCAGCGCTCCGGCGAGGATCATGCCAGCGCGCCAGTCGAGGCAGGTCACGCCGGCCACGAGCAGCGCGGCGCCCGCCAGCGCCAGCAGACCGGCACGCACGTCGGCGCGGCGCAGCCGCTCGGTCTTGTCCTGCGTGGTTTCCATCAGATGCCCACTCCCTCGTCGTAAATCGATGTGCCCTGCGTCACGGGCGTGCCTAGCATCGCGCGCGACAACGCCATGATCAGCGCCACAACGGCGTCGATCTTGTTCTCTGGGCGTTCCTTGCGCGGATAGATGTTGTCCTTGGCGTCCAGGCGCGCCACCACGTTGGAGGCCATCCAGGCCAGCACCGGATCCCCGTCGTGCGTCAGACGGTTGCTCAGCACCAGCGCCTGCAGTGCCTTCATCGGCTCGGAGAAATTCAACACCGTGGGCCGCACCTCGATCATCGGCAGTCCTTCGGCCAGCATGTGCGAGGACAGTTGCGTGGCCTGGAATGGATCGAACGCCACCGCCTGCACCGCGAAGCGCGCCGCGATGTCCCGCAGGTCCGCCTCGATGGTGTCGAAATCGGTGACGTTGCCTGGGGTCTCGATCAACCGCCCGGAGCGCGCCCAGCCGGCATACTGGCTGTTGGTCGCACCCTGCACCGCGTCCTCAGGCAGGTAGTGCCTGGAAAACACGGCAAAACCGTCCGCGCCATGCCGGAACACCAGCACGAGCGCGGCGATGTCCACCTTGCTGGCCAGATCCAGCCCGATCCAGCAGGGTTGTCCCTCGAAGGCATCCAGATCCAAACCGGTATCGGCGCAGGCATCCCAGGCGCGCATGTCCATCCAGGGACTGTCGGCGCTGACCCACACGTTCAGGTGCTTGGTCTGGAACGCGGCCGCCGCGGAGGGCAGTTGTAGCGCTTTGGCCTGCAGCGACAGCACTGCGTCAGCATCGATCGACACGCCCCAGTTTGGGTTGGCCTTGATCAGTGCGTTCTCGTGCGTCCAGTCGTCACCCTCGTCCAGGCCGTGGATGATGCCGAACTGCCGCTCGTCCTCCATCACGCCGTCGAGGATCCTGGTCACGCCCGTTCGAACCTCGTAACAGATGCCCGCGCGGTCGCTGCCCGCCGTGGTGATGACCCACAGCAGGGAGTTGTCGCGCTTGCCGGTGGCCGTCTCCACCACGTCGTAGACCGTGCGGGTCTTGTGGGCGTGCAATTCGTCCACGCAGCCGAAGTGGATGTTCAGGCCGTCCAGGGTCGAGCCTTCTGCCGACAGGGGCTCGAAGCGCGACGCGCTGCTCAAGACATGCAGGTTGTGCGCGCCGATGCCCACGCCGAAGCGCCGGCAAAAACCTGGACTGCGGCGGGCCATGGTCTGCGCCACGCCGAAGACGATGCGCGCCTGGTCTCGGGTGGTGGCCAAGCTGTACACCTCGGCTCCCATCTCGCCGTCCACCGCCAGCATGTACAGCGCCAGCGCCGAGGACAACGCGCTCTTGCCGTTGCCCCGCGGCACCTCGATGTAGGCGCGCCGAAAGCGCCGCCGTCCCGCCGCGTTCACCCAGCCAAACACTGTGGTCAGGATGAAAACCTGCCAGGGGGCGAGTGCGATCGGATGGCCCGCCAGGGGTCCCTTGATGTGCGGCAGCCGCTCGATGAGGCTGCACACGCGCTCGGCGGGACGAAACGTGCGCCCGGCCGCGTCCTCGAGCGGCGGGTTGAAGCGATACGGCGCCTGCGCGCCGGACCAGCGCCCCAGGTCATCGAGTTGGCGCTGGCAGGCCCGGCGCACCCAGTGGCACGCGGGGACTTTGCCGGCCACGACGGACTGGGCGTAGTGGTGGGCCTTGGCGGCGTAGCTCTTCGAGGTGTGTACATCCGTGTGTTTACAACGAGGCGGATGTGTCATAGTATGTACATGTACATCCATCGGAGGCCGAGCATGGCTATCACCAAGATCTTCAAAAACGGCAATTCGCAGGCGGTGCGCATCCCGGCGGAGCTGGCTTACAGCTCGACCGATCTTGATCTCATCATCGAGCGGCACGGCGACGAGTTGCGCATCTATCCCGCGCAACGGCGCCTGGGGGACGTGCTGGGCAAGCTGGCCCGGTTCTCACCAGACTTCACGGTGCCGGGGCGCGGGGAGCAGGAACAAGCCGAGCGCGAGGCGCTATGAGCCCGAAGTACATGCTCGACACCAACATCTGCATCTACCTGATGAAGCGCCAGCCGGTTCAAGTTGCGCAGCGCTTCGCACAGTGTTTCGTCGGCGATATCGTGATCTCGGCGATCACGCTGGCCGAACTGGAGTACGGCGTGGCGTGTTCCGGGGCAGCGCGTGAGCAAAATCGTGAGGCGCTGACAACGTTCGTCGAGGACGTCCCCGTTGCGCCCTTCGACATTCGATCGGCGCAAAGCTATGGGCCGATCCGCCTGGCCACGCGCGAGCGAAACCGCGACGCTCTGGACAAGCTGATCGCAGCGCACGCCGTTGCGCTGGGCACGGTGCTGGTCACCAACAACACCGCAGACTTCCAGGCCTATCCGGGCCTGGCGGTGGAGAACTGGGTCAACAACCACTGATCGAAGTGTGGCTCGGCGCATCGAGGCGGGCGCCGCGCCGTGCGTCAGAAGTCCGCCCACGGGTCGTCGAGCTTGGGGGCCGGCGCCTGGGGTACTTGCACCCGCGCGCGGGAGACCGGCGTGAACCCGAGCTCCGCCTCGCACTCCTTGAGCGAGCGCGACAACTCCATCTGCAACTCGAACAGTATCGAGCGTGCGGGCATGCCGTGGCGATCCTTGGTCAGCAGGCCGCCGACACCGCGCTTGGCGATCTCGCGCACGACGTCGCGGTACTGCGCCAGCAGCTCGCAGTAGCGCTCCAGCAGGGCGGCGTTGTTGGCGTGCAGGACCCCCGGCGGCGTGCTGCCGACGAGGTAGCGCCAGAGGTCGGCGGCCGCCTCGCGCATTTCCAGCGGCGGATCCGACAGCATTGCGGCCGCTTGCGGCTCAGCGGCGTTGGTACGCGACTTGCGCAGCGTGCCCTTGACGGCTTTGACGGCGGTCGGCAGGGGTTTGCGCCCGGCGCCGGTGCGCGCCCCCCCGGAGCGCCCGGGCTTACCGGCCACGGGCGGGCTCCATTTGAAAAAACACAATCATTTGAATTTGGCTGCGCAAAAATTTGCCCTGGCGCGCGGATCGCCGCGTGCTGTTGCGGAAGTTTGCGCCCCCCCCTTACCCTTGGCGAGATTCCGACGGCCTTGACGGACGACAGCAATGAACGACGACGCTCAAAACATCTTCACCGATCCGCCCGATAGACTCGGTGAGGAGGAGTTCTACTTCGGCACGTTCGCCCCCGGCATGGGAAGCATGGTCAACGTCGAAGTCGCACGGGCCTTTGCAGAAGCCGCTGATCGACTGATGGAAGCGGCTGCGGCGCAGCAAGAGTCATGGGAGGCGGCATACCCGATCCTGTTTTGCTATCGGCATGCGCTCGAGCTGTATCTGAAGTCCTTGCTGCCCGATCGGGCACAGGGACATCGGCGGAACGATCTCGTTCAGTCGCTCAAGCCCTATCTAGAAAGTCGTTATCCCGCGGACCAGGTGGTGTGGCTGACCGAACGCATTGCCGAGTTCGATCGAATCGACCCCAAGTCCACGGTTTTCCGCTATCCCGACGGACCGGCAACTTCATACAAGAACGGCGAGGAACCGTCGCCCGAGACCTGGGTCGATTTCCGCCGCCTGCAGCGAGTGACCAAGAGGATATTCAAAGCACTTGAGTGGGTGCGCCTGCATCGGATGGGCACAGGGGATCTCCACAAATAGTGCCGCGGCGGGTAGCCGCGCGTCGCTTTAGATCGATCTCCCTTGCCACGACCCAGCGATCTCTCTACCCCCGGGGGCGACGGCCGTTGCCGAAGCCGCCGTCCTCGCGCGCCGTCTTGCGGTTGTGGCACGCCGCGCACAGCGGCTGCAGGTTGCCCGTGGCGTTGTGGCCGGGGTCGTTGTCAATGTGATCGACGACCGTGGCGGCGCGCCACAGTCCTTGCGTCGCGCAATGCCGGCACAGCGGCTCGGCGCGTAGCACCTGCTCGCGTAGGGCGCGCCAGGCCGCGCCGTTGGTGGGCAGCGCGCGGCGTTGCTGGCGACGGCGGGCCTGCGCGTTGCCATCCCATTGGCGTCGGTCAGACTGGTGCGCATCGCAATAGCCAGGTGCGCTGACCAGCGCGGCGCAGCCGGGGTGGCGGCAGGGAGTCTGGGCGCGCACGGGCATGAATCGTTCGGTATCTGTTGTGTGCAGCAGCCAGGCTTGGCTTGTGGGCGCGACAGCGCGGTAATGGCATCACCATCCACCAAGCACGGAGTCCACCATGAGTGTTCAACTCACCCCCGCCCAGCACGCCATCCTCGCCTACGCCATCGAACACACTGGCGGCAAGATCGTCTGGTTTCCCGACAACATCAAGGGCGGTGCCCGCAAGAAGGTGCTCGACGGCCTGTTCAACCGCGCGCTGATCACAACCGACGGCACCGATTGGTCCGTCGCCGCCGAGGGCTTTGATGCGATGGGTCACGCCCGTCCCGCGCCTGCGCCCGAGGACGCAGACCCCGAGATAGAGGCCGCCGTGACGGCCGCAGAGGCGTCCTGGGCCAAGGACGGTGCCAAAGACGCCACCACCGAGCAGCCCAAGCCGCGCACCCGTGAGAACAGCAAGCAGGCCGAAGTCATCCGGATGCTGCAGCGCGCCGAGGGCGCCACCATCCCGCAGATCTGCGAGGCCACCGGTTGGCAAGCACACACGGTGCGCGGCACCTTTGCGGGCGCCCTGAAAAAGAAGCTCGGCCTGACCATCGTCTCGGACAAGCCTCAGGGCGGCGAGCGGGTGTACCGCGTCGCCTGATCACAAAGATCGAGAAAGAGGCCAAGCGGTGCTTGGCTTCTCAATCGAACAGCGCGTTACTACGGACGTCGCAACATCAACACGAAGGAGCCCGAGATGACCAGCACCACGATCCCCGTCACCCAGAACGAAGCCTGGGGCTATTGGGGAACGATGAACGAACACGCCAACGCCGCGTGGCCCCTGGCGATGAACGCCGTCTCGGACGCCACCGGCCAGCCGCTGGACTCGGTGCGGATCTTCCTCGACAGCCGCCATGGTCGCCACTTCGCCGACGAGGTGCAGAACGGACTGTTTCGTGGTCTGCCCCTGGCGGATGCGATCAACGCCGCCACACAGCAGTGGATGGGCTGGAAGATCGGACGCCAGACCAGCAAGGACTACGGCATCCCGCGCGGTCTGCCTTACCTGACTGGGTTCGTGATTCACTGCGAAATCATCGACGAGTCGCTTGCCGCCTGATCGAACGCCACGCCATCTGCCTCTCGGGTGGCCTGCTTGCCTGTCCAATCCTGCCAGCGGCGCACGATCACATCGGCGTACTTCGGATCGAGTTCGATCAGCCGCGCCAGCCGCCCAGACTTCTCGGCCGCAATCAGCGTCGTGCCGGAGCCGCCGAAGGGGTCGAGGACCACGTTGCCGGGGCGACTCGAATTGCGAATCGCGCGCTCGACCAACTCCACCGGCTTCATCGTCGGATGCAGGTCGTTCTTCTGTGGTTTTTTGATGTTCCAGACGTCGCCTTGGTCGCGGTCGCCGCACCAGTGGCGCTGCGAGCCCTCGGGCCATCCGTAGAGGATCGGCTCGTACTGGCGCTGGTAGTCGGCACGGCCCAGCGTGAAGGTGTTCTTGGCCCAGATGATGAACGTCGACCACTTGCCGCCCGCCGCACGGAAGGCAGACTGCAACACATCCAGTTCGCTAGATGACATCGCCACGTAGATGCCACCCCGGCAATGCGCGATGGTTGGCGTCAGCGCCGCCAGCAGGAAGTCATAGAAGCCGTCGCCCAGATTGTCATTCAGGATCGCACGCTCTTTGCCGCGCATCTTGTCGCGGGCAGAGTTGGCGTAGTTCACGTTGTACGGCGGGTCGGTGAAGACCATGTCCACTGGCTCGCCGTCGAGCACCCTGTCGTAGCTCTCAGCCACGGTGGAGTCGCCGCACAGTAGCCGGTGGCCACCCAGCAACCAGACATCGCCAAGTCGTGACACCGGCGTCTCCGCCACGTCCGGGACTGCGTCGTCGTCGGTCTGCCCCTCGCCCTGCGGCTCATCGCCCGCCATCAGTTCGGCCAGCGCGATGGCGTCGAAGCCGGTGATCGACAGATCGAAGTCGGCATCCTGTAGGTCAGCCATTTCGATGCGCAGCAGCGCCTCGTCCCATCCGGCGCTTTCGGCGATACGGTTGTCTGCGATCACCAGGGCCCGGCGCTGCGTCGTGCTCAGGTGCTCGAGCACCACGACCGGCACCACCTCAAGGCCGAGCTTCTGGGCGGCCGCGAGCCGCCCGTGGCCGGCGATGATCACGCCGTCACTGCCGGCGAGGATAGGATTGGTGAAGCCGAACTCGACGATCGACGCGGCGATCTGCGCGACCTGCGCCTCCGAGTGCGTGCGTGCGTTGCGGGCGTACGGCACCAGCTTGGCCGTCGGCCACTGCTCGATCTTGTCGGCGAGCCAAGAACTCATTGCCCCGTCTCCCCGACGAACAACCGCTGCTTGGTCACCTCTGCAAAGCTCTGGCCCGTGGCCACGAGCGTGACTTCCTCTTGCGGGTGGTTCTGCAGGAACCGCCGGATCGCTACGTCGACGTACTCCGGCGCGATTTCCACGGCGCGGCAGGTGCGCCCCGTGCGCTCGGCCGCCAGCATGGTGCTGCCACTGCCGCCGAACGGCTCGAACACGATGTCGGCCTGATCTGTGAAGGCCTCGATCACGAACTCGGGCAGTACCACCGGGAAGACGGCCGGGTGATCGATGTCCTGCCCGATCTTTCCCTTGTGCCGCATGACGCGGATTACCGAATCGGGGATGCGGAAGTCTTGCGTCGGCTGTCCTGCGGCCGTCCAGCCGCCGACCTCACCGTCCTTGCCGCGCATCGCCGTCGAGGATCCGTCAGCGCGCAGATGCGTCTCCTGTCCCGCGAACTTGCAGGGGACGATCTTGTTCGGCTTGCGACTCTCGCGGTTGAAATGGAACACGAACTCAAAACTGGGCGCGAAGCGTCCCGACCAGTCACCGGGCATGCCCGGCCCTTGGTCCCAGACATACCACGCGAAGCGTCGCCAGCCGGTGGTGCGCATCCACTCGACCCAGGCATTCCAGTACGGGATGAACTCGTTGTCCCGATGGATCAGGCCGAGGTTGACCAGCACCTGTGCGTCGGCAGTCGTCGGCAGGTTGGCAAAGACGCCGCGCATGAGAGCGTCCCAGTCGGCAATGCCACCGCTGGTGTAGTCCCGCTGGTTGCCATAGGGTGGTGAGGTGAAGCACAGCTGGGCGCGCTCGCCCTCCATCAACGCTGCAACCACCGACGCATCGGTCGAGTCGCCGCAGATCAAGCGATGCCGTCCGATCGCCCACACGTCACCGACCTGACTCACCGGAACCTGTGGCGCTTCGGGCACGTCGTCTGCGGCGTCCGCATTGGACTCACTGGACTGCGCGCCGTCGTCCTCGGCTGCTCGGGCCAGGAAGGACTCGATCTCGCCATCGTCGAAGCCGGTCAGCGCCAGGTCATAGCCGGACTCGGAGAGTTCCGCCAACTCCAGCACCAGCAATTCTTCGTCCCACCCAGCATCAAGCGCCAGGCGGTTGTCGGAGATCACGTAGGCCTGCTTCTGCGCCGGCGTCAGGTGCGCCAGTTCAATGACCGGGACCTCGGTGAGACCTAGATTGCGCGCGGCGGCCAGACGCCCGTGTCCTGCAATGACGCCATTGGCACCGTCCACCAGCACCGGGTTGGTCCACCCGTACTCCACGATGCTTGCCGCGATCTTGGCGATCTGGGCATCGGTGTGGGTCCTCGGGTTCTTGGCGTAAGGGATCAGCGTCTCAACCTTGCGGTAGGCGACGTTGAGGATGTTCAGGATGTGGTCCTCGAAAAAGTGCGGTCCGCGCGGGAAAGGAGTGAGCCTATCCGTGCCACCAGGGGCATTGCACCGTGGAGTGAAAAAGCCCGCCGACGTGGTTGCCGTGGGCGGGCTCGGCGATCGGATCAGGGTGCAAACTGCAAACCTCGGTTTGCAGTTAGACGCGAGGCGAATACCGCGCTCTCGCCCCCCGCATTGCGCTTTCGGGAGGTAGGACTCGCCGAAATTTCTCCAAGCGCCGAGCTGAAAAAACGAAGGCCACGAATTCCTCCGTGGCCCTCACACGCGCAGTGCTCGCAAGATTACGGTGAATATTAGCCAAAACCCTTCGAAATGTTGCAGCCGCTTTCGAGGGCAAGAGCAGCATGCGCCAGCGCCTGTAATCACGAACTCACTGCGGCCTTCAATTTCCTCTGACTCCCCTCACGCACTCATGCTGCCACGGGCTTGGTCGCGCCGTTGAGCTGGGACACGACGATCGCCAAGGCGGCTTGCCAGCGGCGCCAGGCGGTCGTTCGATCACAGCCAAATCGGCAGCAGATCTCCTTCCACCGATAGCGCTCGGCGCGCATCCAGACGAGGTGGCGCTGCTCGACCTCCAACCAGAGCACCCATTGCATCGTCTCCAGCATGCGGTCGATGGCTGCCGGCTCTGGTGGGAAACGAATAATGGGCGGCTCTGCCCCGAGATTCTCCCAAGGCATGCGTTGGATGGCTGGCCAGCAGTTGAAGTAGCCCTGGACTCGGACGGGTGGCAGACGATGGGAGGTGCGTGCGGCCTCCCAAAAACGATCGGCGACGAGATCAACGGTCCATTCAGCCATGGCGACGCTCCTTGTCCCCGTACAGACGGTCGCCGATGCGGCGCAAGAATTCGCGCTCGGTCCAGTCGAGCCGCGCATCCTCCGGGGAGACGACGAGGATGTGCTGGTCGAGCCAGCCCTCGCGCTTGATCTCTTCGGGGTCCGGTCGAGGCTCTGCCACGAGCCGTCCCAGGGGGCTGCGGTACTGAGGTGTAGGGATCTTCATGTCACAGCTCCTGGGTCTCGATGGCCCAGTGCAGGATCGCCAGAGCATCGGCCTCGTTGTCGTCCGCAGGTGCATGGCCGCGGCAGCGCGCAGCAGCGACCATGTCGTCCTTGCTCGCATTGCCCCTCCCGGTGGCGTGCTTCTTGATCGTGCCGACCGGCACGCCCTGGTATGGGATCTGGTGGTGTTCGCACCAGGCGGTCAAATGGGCCATGAAGCCGCCATATGCGTGAGCGGCGTCCACACCGGCATGCCGACGAACCTCTTCAAAGAACACCGCGTTCAATCCATCGGCCGACTGCTTGACCTCCGTGATCCAACGTTTGAACCGCAGGTAGCGCATGCCTCCACCATCAAAGCGCTGGGGCTTGAAGAGCTCGGACCCGCTGGTGATGGCACCGTCACGACCGAGCAATGCCCAGCCAGTCTGGGTCCCGAGGTCCAAGGCCAGGATCGATGTGCCGCAGGCCGGATGACCGACACGTTCCCGGCCGCCGGACAAACCTCCACGTAGGGCAGAGGGAACCGCTGTTCCCTCTCCTACGTAGTAGGAGGGAGAGCTTTCTCCAACTGGATTCACCCGGAAAAGTGAGCCGCCACAAGGGTTTGCGTCAGTTGGCAAGTTGGCAAGCTTGCCAACTGCCAACTGAGCTTGGATCCCGGCAAAGCCTTGTCCTGCAAGGGTTTGCAGTTGGAAGGAATTTGCCAACTGGCGGCAGTTGGCAGCTTGGTGGGCACAGTCGGCAACGGCTCTGCCAACTGCGAAACGAGCATTCATCATGGGGCCTCCGGATCGTTCAGTTCATCGTGATAGACCCACACTTCCGGGTTCTCGACGGGCATCGCCGCCCCGGAGTGCGGGCACTTGTAGTGGGTGGGGAGCACCGCGTGCTCACGCATCGGCAACTCGCCGGTGGCGGGGTCGGGATCGCCGCCGGGTGCGCGCAGGACCATGCCCTCGACGCACAGGTAGCCGAACTTGGTGCGACCGCTCGATGGCAGGCCATAGTCCACCGCGTTGCGGAAATACTTGATGTATCCCTGGGTGGACAGCGCCGAGATCCGCTCGCGGATGGTGCGTTCGCCGCCGAGCCCTGCCTTGCCCTCAAAGGACTCAGCGAACTGATTGGCGGTGTAGCAGTGCCCGGCAGCCGCCTCGTCAAACAAGATCTGCAGGATGGCGTCCCGCTTGCGACGGCGCTCGGCATCCAGACGTTCGCCGTAGTCCTTCATGACGAGGCGGTCATTGGCATCGACCTCCCGCCACTCACCGATGATCTTGTCGACGTGCTTGATCGGAATACCGGCGCCGTTGCGCAGCTCGAAGATGAGCTGGCGTGTCGTACGGATCTCGTCGGGCCGGAACAGCAGCATGCCGGTCGAGTAATAGCCGCGCAGGCTTCCGGCACCGGCCAGGGCCTGGAACGGGTCTTCCTCGAATTGCTTCTTGCCCAGCTTCTTGGTGTGGTGAGCCAGGATCACCCCGGCGTCTGGGTTGACCGCCTGACGAATCCGGTCAACACGCTGCGAGAGAAAGAACAGCATCGCGCCGTTGTCGTTTTCGCCACCGGCGTCGCCACCATCGAACACATTGCGGATGGGATCGATGGCGATGATGTCCGGAGGCTCGCCGCCAAACGCATTCGCAATGGCTGGAATCACCTGAGCGAGGCCAGCGTCGTCCAGCACGAGGCGCAGTTGGGGCGTGGCCACGAAGTTCGTGCGGGCATCCAAAAGCCGGCTGGCCGGGATGCGCACCTCTTTGACCCGCTCACGCAGGTAGTGGTACTGCACCTCGGCCTGCAGGTAGAACACGCGCAGGGGTCGCGGTGGATGCATGCCGAGAAAGGCTGCGCCTGCAGCCATATGGGTCAGCCAGGCCAGCAGAAAATCACTCTTGCCGACCTTGGGCGCGCCGCCGAAGACCAGCATCCCTGCGGGCGTGAGCACGCGCGGAGAGATGAGATCGGGCGGCAGCGGCGAGTCGTCATCCAGCAACGCACCCAGCGTGAAGGTCGGCAGTATGGGCGACGCCGCCTTGATCACCCGTCGCTCGCCCTGCGCAATGAACTCAGAGCAGTCGAATCCTTCGGCAACAGCATCGGCAGCGTCCCACTTGTCGGGCTTGTCCGATGGTGGCACCAGGATCGCAACGGAAGCACAGCCTGCCGCGACACAAGCGCGTGCCGCATTCTCGGCGTAGTCCCAGCCTGGCGAATCACGATCCGGCCAAATCAACACCGAGCGCCGAGCCAGGGGATACCATTCGGTCTTGTCGATCGGCGCCTTCGCGCCGTTCATCGCGGTGGTCGCCGCGATGCCGCAAGCAATCAAGGCATCAGCACACTTTTCGCCCTCGACCAAGACGACCAGCGAAGACTTGGTGATCGCCGGCAGGTTGTAAAGGGGTCGCGGATCAGGCGCCCGCCACATCCGAGCGCGCACATCCCAAGGGCGGTACTCCTTGCCAGTCGGCGGGTCGTAGCGGTACACGCAGGCGATCAGATCGCCATCTGGTGTCAGGTAGTCCCACTTTGCGGTGTAAGGACCAAGCTCATCGACGGCGACGGTGCGAACGGCGTGACGCGCCACGGACGGCGCAGGTGGGGCGATACCCAACCACTGGCGGAGTTCTGTCGCCAGTCTCGAGAAGTCGTGTCGGGCGGACAGGCCCTGGGAGCGTGCCCACAGGTCGATGACATCACCTCCCTCGTCGGTGGCAAAGTCCTTCCACAGACCGCGACGGGGACCTTCGAGCTCGACAACCAGACTCTTGCCGGGCGAGCCATCGGTATCGCCGACATAGAACTTGCCGCCCCGGATGCGACCTTGCGGGAACAGGTAGTGCAAGACCGCTTCCAGCCGATCCAGCAAGCCGGCGCGCAGTGCCTCCGTGTCACTGATGAGATCCTCGCGCGGTTCGGCGGCATCGTTGAAGTCCAGCCACACGATGTTGTTGCTCATCATGTCGCCCTCCAGCAGCGGTCCTGCCACGAGCAGAACTTGCACTCGACGTGGGTCGGCGTGGTCGCGTGGCGCGGCAGCATCTCACCGGACTCGGATGCCGAGATCACCCGGACGGCCCGATCCGACATGCGCTGCGCCAGTCCACCGTCAAACGGCACCAGCTCGAACCAGACCTCCTGGGAATCTTTGTTGACGGCGGTGAACAGCGCGGGATTGCGAGAGATGCCTGGAACAGTGGCCTCCATGTAGGCCTGGTAGATCGCCATCTGCGCGGCGTAGACGGGCTTTGAACGAGCGACCCCGTGCTTGACCGTGTCGCGCCAGGACTTGTCGTTCATGGTCTTGCATTCCCACAACGACGGGCACTTGAGTTCGAGATCGCTGGGGGCGGCGTTGATCACGCCATCGACATGGCCCTGGATTCGGCCGCCCGCCACCGAGAAGCCAAACTGGCCCCCGCTGGCTTTGCGCGTGTACAGATCGAATCCCGCCAAGCGCAACCAGCGAATGGCCACGTCTTCAAGGGCATGCCCCACTTCGAAGACACGCAGGATGCGGCCAGGAATCTCACGACCAGAATCAACTGGAGCTCTCAGGTACTCGTACTGGAGCGCCCGTTCACAGGCAACACCGAGCCTCGACGCACCGAGGTAGGTGCGTGGCGCCTGGCCCTCACGATCCTTGGCAAGTGCGGCATCGATCAGGTCGCTGATCTGTTCATGGACTTTGGGTCGGTGGTTGAAATCCAGCATCAGAACGGCACCCCCTTCGGAGATGTCTGGCCCTGGCGTGCCAGGCGTTCCTCCAGGAAGGCACGGTCCTTTGCGGCCATGATCTCGTGTTCTTCGATCATCTGGTCCTGGTACGCCGTGACCACGACGTCGATCAGTGCCAGCACCTCCTCTCGGGTGTAGTCCGCCAGTGGGCGCTCCATGCCGATCGAGCCCACGTACTCACCCAGCGGCGACAAGCACGCGCGCATCGCGGCCAGCTCCATGTCACTCGGATCGATCATGCGAGCCTCCGTCTTGGTCATCAGCAAGCAGAACGCATCCTGACAACGGCGCGAACAGAACACCCACTTGTCGGAATAGCGATTCGGGTCGCTCGGCTTGAGCCGAGGGTTGAACCAGCCGTAGCCCTTGGCCTTGCGGTAGCAGATCGCGCATCTCAAGCGGCCTCCCGATGGCCGTCGTTGGCCGAGACGACCAGCCGCTGAATCGACGACTTGTTGAACTGGAAGGCCAACAAGGCCGACGCCTGGTAGCGGGTCATGCCGAAGTCCGCACGCATCTGCTCAGGGATGTAGCGCAACTGCTTGTCGGTGGGCGGCTCGTTGAGCCAGCGCCGGGTCTTGTAGGCGGAGTCGGCGGACTCGTGGTCGTTGAGCCAGTCGTCGGCCTTGGCCATGCAGACCGTACGCTCGCCGACGGCCAGCAGCTGCGGCCGCAAATCCTTCCCGCCACCGATGGCGTGCCAGCGGCCATTGAGAAAGAAGATGCCGCCCCAAGCACTGAAGCCGGTCGCCATCAGTGCGTCGTCATGCCCGAACAGGTCGCACCAGCGGAAGTTGGAGCGCTTGAGCAGATCGATCTCGCTCATGACGAAGTCCGCCAGCACGCCCAGTTCCTGCGGCTCCCGCTCCCACACATGCCCACACAGCGGGCACTCCATGCAGGCCAGCGAAACGATGGCGCCGCAGTCTGGGCAGTCCTTGGTTGGCGCCTCACCTTCGCCCAGATGCCCGTCGAGGTTGATTTCCTGTTCGATCGACCCGTGCATCAGGCTGGCTGTGCCGAAGTCCAGCACGATGCACTCGGTCTTGATCACGCCCGGAAACTCCTCAGGGTCGACGGTCCGCAAACCACGACCGACCATCTGGATGAAGGTGGACTTGTAGGAGCTGGGTCGCAGCAGAACGACGCAGCTGGTGGGCGTGTAGTCGTAGCCTTCGGTGAGCACCGCCACGTTGACCACAATCTGGGCACGCCCAGTCTCGTAATCCGCGAGGCGCGCTTTGCGATCCGCATCGGACAGCTCGCCGTGGACGAGCACGGCGTGTACGCCTGCTTCGACAAACGCATCGCAGACGTTTTGCGCATGCGCGACCGTCGAGCAGAAGACGATGGTCTTGCGCGACGACGCGTTCGCCTTCCAGTGCTTGATCACCGCTTCCGTGATCAGCCGCTTGTCGAGAATGGATGCGACCTCATCCATGTCGAAGTCCATCGCGGTGCGACGGACATGGCGAAGTGCGTCCTGCACACCGACGTCGATCACGAAGGTGCGCGGCGGCACAAGGTGCCCGGCCGCGATCATCTCGCCCAGCGTGATTTGATCTGCGACGTTTGAGAAGACCTCGCGCAGGCCCTTGCCGTCACCGCGATTCGGCGTGGCAGTCAGACCGCAGATGCCAGCTCGAGGATTGCGGGCCAGCACCGAGTCAATGACTGCCCGGTAGGTCGGTGACGACGCATGGTGCGCCTCGTCGATCACGAGCAGATCCAAAGTGGGCATCTGGTCGAGATGGGCCTGACGCGACAGGGTCTGCACCATCGCGAACGTCGCCTGACCGCGCCAGGACTTCTCGTTGGCATCGAACACGGACGTGCTCATGCCAGGATTCACCCGCACAAACTTATCCCGGTTCTGGCCGGTCAGTTCAGTGCGGTGCGCAAGGATGCAGGCTTTCGCATCGGGCTCGGCCAACACCCTGCCAGTCACAGCCGACAGCATGATGGTCTTGCCTGACCCGGTGGGTGCAACAGCCAGTGTGTTCCCATGTTCGCCGAGCGCCGCAAGGGTGCGCTCCACCAGGAGGGATTGACGGGGACGGAGCATCATGATCGTGGTCCTCCGTCACTGCGCCCAACTGGGACGGCCCGGATTGGGTGCCCGACCGGTGGCCTGCGCATAGGCGTTGGGCGCGCTGGGCGTTTGGGCAGCGGGTGCCGGCTGGCGCGCGCCGCCCATCAGCGCCGCGTATTCCTTGTGATCCGGCGTGATGGCCGCCTTGATGACGCTCTTGTCCTGGCCGTTTTGGTCCTTCTCCCAGTCGACCTTGCCCATGAACTCGATGCCATCGAGATCTGCGAATCCGCCAATGCGGCGCGCGTTCTGCGCGGCAGGACTGTTGTCGCCGGGATGAACCCCACGCGCGGAGTTGAGGATCGCCTTGATGAAGGTGCGACCCATGTTGGCCCACTCCGGCCCCTTGGCGCTGTACAAGCCGATCAACGACCACATCTTGCGACGGGCGAACTCACCCTCCATCACGACGAACTCGCAGTTCAGGTAGACCGAGCCGGTGTTGTCGTTACGGGTGGCGTAGCCGCCAGTCCATCCTTGGGACGCGTCATCGAAGCCACCCGGGCGGATGGTCATGCGGACGCGGACCAACGTGCCCTTGGGGATCAGGTCATAGGACGTCTGTTCGGATGCGGAATTGAAATCGAAGTAGGTCATGATCATGACTCCTGAGTCGAAGTGGATTCGGGGGTGGAAGCGGGACTGGGACGAGCGAAATCGAGTCGCTCGATGGCGGGCTTGGCCGGGCCGGCGATCTTTTCCATGAGGCGGCCGAGATGGGGCTCCTCGATGGCATCAAGCCGACCGGAACGGTCCTTCGCCGGGTAGTTCCATGGGTTCAGCGTGTGGCAGACGAATGCCCTGTACCCACTGCCGTCGTCGGCCTTGAGTTCGGCCAAGGTCACGACCTCGTCGACGATCCCGGGCAACTCGAGCCCGGTCTTGGATCCGTCGATCTGCAGTGAGAAGACCCGGCGGTTGAAGTCGTCCAGGGCCTCATTCAGGATGCCGACGAACCACACGTTCTTGCGGCGCGTGTGTTGCAAGTGCGTGAGCCAGCCGATCATTTCCTGGCCCATCAGCCCGTAGGCGCCACGGCTGTCGGGCTTGCCGGTCTTCTCCGAGTAGGCTTGCGGCTGCCCCTTGCACCATTGCAGGCACAGACGTCCAGCCACGGTGATCGAGTCGACGAAGACGGTCTCGTACTTGTCCAGGACCGATGGATCGCCAAAGCGCGCGCGCACGGCATCGAAGTGGGCCTGGCTGTAGGGCTGGTCTTCGCGCAGTGCCGGGTTCGGGCCACCGATGAAGACCGCGAAGTCACGGCACTCCTGCCAAGTGCGGGGCCGGATCGTGTCGCCTGCCCAACCTTCGACCGCGAGATCGCCAGCCTCAAGGTCGAAGAACAGCGTGGCCGTGGGCTTCAGCGTCCAGAGTTGCGAGGTCTTGCCGATGCCGCTCTTGCCAACGAGCACGCCCTTTACCCCACGGCGCTCGGCGAAGCGTTGGTCGGCGGTGATGATGGGCAGGCTCATTTCTGGCCCCCTTCACCGGCCAGATCGGCGAATGCAGCCGCCACCGTGGTGACGCCCAGAGCGCCGCGCTTGCGGGCCAGGTCGTAGAGATCGCGTAGGCCCTGCAAGCGACGGTGGTGCACGCGGGACTCGGCCTCCATGCCCAGAATCGCAAAGGCCAGGTCGTCGACGGTCGCGTCCTCCAGCGGGCGGACCACTTCATCGGCTCGATTGCCATCGAGCGCTGGGATGCGAATCGTCTCCGGCAGATCCCGCAGGTACATCTCGGACTTTTTGCGCAGCAGCTCGATCAACGTGGATTTGGTTTGCATGGTGATCACTCCTGTATCAGTGCAAGGCGGAACCCGGGCTTGCCGGTCTTGAGCGTTCGCGCCGGGGCAAACGCGCTCTTCAGCGTCTCGGGCCACGCGTTGAACTTGGCCTCGGAGATGCGGTAGCTGATCTCGACGTACTCGGTGGGGTCTTCGCCGTTGGCGGCGATGCGGCGGGTGATGTCGTTCAGCTTGGCCTGGTCCCACTCGACCTTCTTGGGCAGGTCGGCCGTGACACGGACCTGGCCGTCGTCGAAGTGCACGACGCCGGTGTCCTTGCCGGCCGCCAGACGCAGTTGGTGAGCACGCTGGGCGTACCGCAGATCCAGAGCGCGGTCGACGTGCTCGACGATGGCCTTGGCGGCTGCCAGCAGATCGGCTGCATCGTTCTTCAGTTGGAAGATCGACTCGCTGGACCGCTGCGCAAGTTCGCCGGCTGGTGTGGCCAGCACTTGATCGGGGGTGAGGTGGCTCATGCCGCACCTCCCGCATCGACCCGCTCGGACGTGCTCTTGCGCAGGCTGTCGGACTCGAAGGCCTCGACGTCCTCAAGGCGGTAGAGAACGCGCCCCTGCAGCTTCAGAAAGACCGGACCGATTCCTTCGGACCGCCAGCGTTCCAGAGTGGCTTCGCTGACGTCCCAACGGTCCGCCAGTTGGCGTTGGTTGAGGTGTTTGACACTCACGTTTTTCTCCTTTCGGGTAGTTGCGAAAACGTGAGGTCATCTTCAAATCCGGCGTGTACGGGCGTCCGCCACCGCCATGTACGGGCTGATGTGCGGGCTCAGCTACAGCGCGAGATAGCGAGCCGCAGAGAGCAAAAAACCGCCCGAAGGCGGTTGTGCGTGGTGCGTCCGACTGATGCTGGTCAGTCCAGATTGAATCCGTACTTGCCGTTGCCATCGCCAGCGATGTAGTCCTCCCAGATCAGGTTGCCGCTGAAGATGTTTTGGATGCGCTGGCTACGTCCGGATTTCTTCGGCCCGTACACGGCATCCAGAATTTCACGGGCGGGTACCCAGTGCCGCCCGTTTTCGAACTGCTCGAACAGATGGCTGACCACGGCGATTTGCCTCGCGCCCTTGATTGGCCAGGGCTTGTCGGACTTGGTGGCGATGACCAGCGTGTTGGAGTACCTGTCGAAGCGGACCGGCAGAGACTTCTCCACCTTGGTACCGGCCGGCGCCAGCAGCAGCCGGTGGATCAGGTCAATGTCGACGTACGGCTTGATGGCATGATCGACCAGTGCGCTCGCGATTGGGACAATGCGGTAGGCACGGGGCGGCATAACGATGGCGGGGAGATCCTGGCCGGTGGTGAAGATCAACCCCTGATCAGGAAGCGGCGGAGCACGGAAATGCTCGAAGACTTTTTCGGTCGATGACGAGAGTCCCCGGACGACCCAAGCGTCGACCTGCGCGTGGGCAATGCGCATCTTGCCGAGGCGCCACAGGACACCATCGATCGTCGGCGCCGTGATGCCGCTTCGTTGCGCCTGGGGAACGCCGAGCAGGTCTGCCAAGTACGTGAGCAGCTTCACTGCATCGACCGCGTGGACGGCGACCAGATCAGCAGAGACATACTTGGTGCGGAATGTCTCGGGGCAACGGTAGCGATACCGACCCGGGTCATCGTCTTCCTCGATGTCGACCGGGACACGATCATCGCCAAGGGGTGCCGGATAGCTGCCTGCATAGCCGATACGTTCGGTCCACGCCGCCAGGTCGCTGTCGGACAGCGCCCCACAGCGCCACAGATCCCAGCCGGGCACGCCGCGCAGGCGCTGACCGTCGCCATTGGCAACGGCGTGGATCGATCGTTCGAAGAGATCGATCAGCTCAAGCAGCGAACGCGTCGACAGGATCTTCTCCGACACCATCAATCTCCTTCACCAATTGCCACTTGGCCAGCAGGCGGTCGCACAGGGCGCGGTCCTTTTCGCGCTTGGTCTTGATGTTGCACTTGTTGTCATCCCGCAGGATCACGGCGATCGTGCGTGCACGTTCCTTGCCGACCTTCTTGATGCGGATCGACAGTTTCGCGTAGTTGATGTGGTGGTTGCGGAAATCGAACGACAAGGAGATCAGGGAGCGTGCTGCGGTGTAGATGTCGTCGACGTCCTTGGCCGAGACCTTCACCTGCAAGGATCGGTGGTTCACCGTCGTGTAGCCGAGTTCGATCACCTTGACCGATGCCACGTCCTCACCGCTCAGATCAAAGCTGCGGGGCGCAGCGAGGCTCTGGTAGTCGTACTGCTTGAGCGGGATCTTGTCGCCGGTGATGGGCGACTTCAGCAGCGAGTCCGCCACGATGCGCGCCAGCGCCTCGCGGCCGTCGGTGTCTTTCGACAAGACCTCCAGGTGGCCATTGGCGGGCTCGTAGGTGATGTGCGACGAAACAGCCCGGATCACCTCCTGCGGCACCAGTTCGCTGGCCTGTACACGATCAATGATCTCGGGCGGGCGGTTGTGATGGACGCTGACTTGGTACAGATCGACCTCTTCGCCGGTGAGGGTGTCGGGACGCAGCCGCTTGAAGACCTGAACCGCAACCGTATCCGCTGCACAGCCAAGCTGCTGGGCGACTGCCAGGTGGAAGGCCAGCCGAGCTGCCGCGTCATCCAGGACCGTCAGATCCTTGGGCGCGACATAGCCCGAATAGCAGGACGCGCTCTGACGGAAGACATCCGCCTGGCGGGCGTTCAACGCCTCCTCGAAGAGTGCGGGCGCATTGAGGTACAGCCACAGCGCACGTTCGTACTGGTTCGGGATGGCTGCAAACGCGGCCTTGGCATCGTCGCCGACGATGTCCTGACTGATGCCATCGATGACGTCCTGCCCGGCGCCGTCCGAGAGCAGCACGATGCGCTCCGCCACTTCCTCGATCTCCCGCCGCGCGCTCACATCCAAGGCCGACAGAACTTGCTCCATGACAGCGCGCTGCTCTTGCTTGCCCTGCTTCTTGTCCAGATCCGGCATCGCCAGACTGAACTCCACCACCATGAATTCACGGAACACCGCTGGCGGCAGGTGGCCAAGCAGCTTGGACAGGTTCTCGGCATCGTTCATTGACATTCCCCTTCGCAAGGTGTTGATCGGGTTGGCACCAGCCCGAGCCGCCCCGCATTGTTCTCGGGGGGTGCAGACCGTTTTCGTTCGGCGCACCGAACGCTGCGAATTATTTCTGGCCGGATAGGGGTTTGTCAAGCAGATACGTTTTCGTTCGGTAGGATGGTATTATTTTCGGCTTGGAGCAGACCACTTAGGAGCAATCGGTGCCATCCCCCCTGGGCGACAAAATCCGCGCTCTGCGGAAGCAGAAGAAGCTCAGCCTTGAACAACTGGCGGAGCTGACCGATTCCAGCAAGAGCTACATCTGGGAGCTGGAGAACAAGGACGACCCGAAACCGTCGGCCGACAAGATCGGCAAGATTGCGTCGGTGCTCGAAGTCACGACCGAGTTTCTGCTCACCGAATCGACAGCATCCCCTGGCGAAGAGGTCATCGACGAGGCCTTCTTCCGCAAGTACAAGAGCATGCCGGACGACACCAAGAAGCGGCTGCGCAAGATCCTCGACGCATGGGATGACGACGAGTGACCGAACGCAAGCAACCGATGGCGCAGGCCAACCGCATCTCGTCCATGCTCAACATGGTGCTGGGATCGAACCGCTTTCCGGTCAAGGTCGATGAGGTCGCGCTGGAGTATTCTCGGCAGTGCTTTGCCGACTCGCCCGTGGACAAGGTTCAGGGCGAGGATTTGGATGGCTTGGAGGGCCTGCTCGCCGCCAACAAGGCCCGGTCGAAGTGGTTGATCGTCTACAACAGCGCGGTCCGGTCCGAGGGTCGCAAGCGCTTCACGATTGCGCACGAGTTCGGTCACTACATCCTGCACCGCCACGACCAGGATCGGTTCGAGTGCGGTGACGACGACATCGAGACGGGTGACGGCAACGAGCGGGACATCGAAACCGAGGCTGACAAGTTCGCGTCGACGTTGCTGATGCCACTGGACGATTTCCGGAAACAAGTCGATGGCCAACCCGTCAGCTTCGAGTTGCTGGGTCACTGCGCCGAACGCTATGGCGTATCGCTGACGGCCGCCGCACTGCGGTGGACGGAGATCGCCGAGAAGCGCGCCGTCCTCGTGGCAAGCCGTGACGACCATCTCCTTTGGTCAAAGTCGAACCAGGCCGCATTCAAGTCCGGCGCCTACTTCGCGACGCGCAAGAACACCATCGAACTGCCGCAGGACGCTTTGGCGCACAGCAACAACCTCTTGGATGTGAGTGCTCAGACCCAATCGACGCGTGCGCAGACTTGGTTTCCGCGCGAGCCAGCGTCCATGCCTCTGACCGAAATGACCAGGGTCGCGGGCCAATACGACTACTCGCTGACGCTGCTGTTGATGCCGGACGCTGAGTGGCAGCGGCTACAGCATGACGATGGCGAGCCCGAGGAGGACACCTTCGATCGGTTCATCCGAAACGGCCAGCACCCCGTTCGGTAG